CGCGCCGACTTGGCGGTGATGCCCTCTTGGAAGTTGGCTCGACCAAGCGTGAATCCGGTCAGATTCTTGAAGGTAGCCGCCTGCTCAGCGGTAACCTTGACCGTAGTTCCGTTCTGGATCTCCCCCAGACCGACGATGAGCACGGAAGTGTCACCGGCGGTTGGGATGTTCACCGTGACTTCGTAATCCACCGGTGTCCTTCCTTTCTCCTGGTCAGCAGGGTAAACCCTCACGAGACGTGCCCTCGACCGTCAGTATGACAGCCTTGTACTTGGTATCGTTCTTGTACGCGTAACCGCTTTCCAGCGACGTCACCAGTAGGTCACGGGTAAGGCCCCCCAGGGTGTGGTCGGAGTTGATGATCGTCTCCGCCTTTTCCCCGAGAATGTCTATGTCCTGCCGGACGACCTGCTCACCCTTCTGCACTACAGCTAGATAGCCGATGACCTGCGCGGTGAAGGTCAGGTCGAAAACCCGCTGGATGTACGGGTTACCGGTGTCCAGGACCTTATTCACCGGCTCGACGCAGAACGCCGGCACCGTCGGGTACCGCTCCTGCTCGCCATAGAAGATTCGAGCAGCATGACCGTCGTAGGCAAGTTGGGCGATGTTGGTGTTCAGCTTGGCCACCAGGCCCTGGCAGAACACAACCAGGCTAGGGGTAAGCGGGGAGAAGTCCGGAGGAGTACTAGGCACGGGACCACCTCCCGCGCGCTCGCAGTTCCATCCAGGCTAGGAAGATCTCCACGATCTTCTCTTCGTCCTCACCCTGGATCATCAGGAACGGACGAGCTGGAATGCTGCTGGCGTTGCCCTTGCCAGTAGCCTCAGCGCCGTTCTGGTGGACGGCTCCCCGCGTGATGACGTCCGTTGGCCAGTTGGCGATCTGCGCGCTGTCAATGTCGACATTCCACCGGCTGAACTGGGTAGCCGCAGCACGGAGCCTGCCGGTCTCTACCAGAATCTGTGTGCCGGTTCCCTGCCGGGAGCGGCGTTCCAACGTATCCGGGCTCAACGGCTGCCAGGCCGGGCGTCCGCCGGCCGCGAAATTGGCGTCGATGGACGGGATGATCACCTGTTTGATGGAGGTGGTCAGAGGCGTACGCATGTTCGACAGATCACGGCCGATAGCAGCCAGATCCGCCTCGATCTCCTCGATCGGTGGGCTGAACTCGATGCTGAAGGATCCAGCGTCGATCTTCCGGCTCGGGTTGGCCATCAGAAAGCCTGATTCATGCTGAACTTGTTCGGGCCGGCGGCGGGGTCATCGGCGGTCGCGCCGGTCGCTGCCGTACTGGTGTCATTGGGGTAGAAGCGGGGAGCACGCGCTATGCCTGTTACCCCACTAACCTCAGGGATGTCTATGGCCCCAGTGGATAGGGCGTCCATCAGGTCCCTGGCCATCTGGTCCAGCCGGCGAGCCCATGGGTTGCGTGACTCATCCTCGCTGTACTGCCGGTCGTAGTACAGCGACACGTACTTCATGGCGATCAGATTGCGCACCAACTGGGGCGTGGTCGCGCTGTTCACCCAGAGGCTCTGAATCGCGCTGACGTCATAGGCCCGGTTCAGCTCACCGAGCACCATCGCCTCCACCATCGTGAGGAGTGCGGTGTCCAGCGTGATCGTCAACTTGCTCGATTCAGCCCACGCCTGGGCTTCGGTTACGTCGATCCTGGCCACACCCTAAGGTGCGGCGGCCCGGCCGTCAGGCTCCCACCGACGGCCGGGCCTTCCTGCACTACTTCTTGTCCGAACCCTTAGCCTCGTCCTTGGTCTCCAGGCGGACAGCGCCGCTGGAGATCAGGGAGCGAAGCTGCTCGCCCTTGAAACCCTCGACCACGTCACCGGGGGCGAAAGCCTCCCGAAGGGGTTCCGGTTCCTTCTCCTCCGGACGGCCGATGGTCGACACCGCGACGTACCTACCGGTGTGCTCGTCGGTCTTGACCTGCTCTGCCTGCGGGACGTTGGTCAGGCCGTTGTAGACCAGGTCAGCGTCCGCGTGTCCAAGCCGAACAGCGCGAAGGCGGTCGCCCTGACCGTCCCATTCCTTGTCCTTGGACTCCTCGACCTTCGGCTCGACCGTAGTCGAGTCGGCGGACGGGGTGGCCGAAGGGCGCGGTGCAATTGCCATCAGACCTCCTCGATCGTGATCGTGAACTTGGTCATTACGCGGACACGTCAGCGGTGTTGATGGTGTGCGTGATGAGGAAGCCGGTGACGACCTTGCTGGACGCGTCCAGACCGATCAGCTTGAGGTCGTACTCCCACTGGGTGCGCACGACATCGACCCGACGGACCTCTTCACGCCAGCGGTCGACCGTGAGGTCGAACCGGGTGAACTGGTAGCCGAAGGCCGGCGTCTTCTGGCCGGGGGACTCCGGAACGTAGGCCAGGACGACGTTGTCGCCCCAGACATAGTCCATCACGCCAGGCTGGCCAACAGCAGCCGTGTTGGTCATGACCTCGGGGACGATCACGTTGAACCCGGTCAGGCCCATCGTGGCGATGACGTCCTCATTGCTGAGGTTGGAAGTGGAGATGTTGGTGAACTTCGCGATCAGCTTGGGGTGCCACCGCAGGAAACTCATCACCCGGTAAGGGATGATTGCGGTGTTCAAGGCCGGCGAACCGCCCCGGTGCACCTTCCGCTTGACGTACTCGATGACCTTGCCCGGGTCCGAGTTCGCCTGCGCGTAGTCGGTGATAGACCAGGTCGAGGACGGCGGGCTGGCCGTGCCGGCACCGTCAACCAGTGCCAGCGAGTAGCCGGTAGCGTAGTTGCCCGGAGTCGTCGCGATGGCCTTGATAGCCAGCTCGCGGTTGGTAGCCAGCTTCTCGGTCAGGAACTCGGTGGCGTCAGCCTCCGGGTTGATACCTGAGCCCGGAGGAATGGACGACCGCTCCTCGTCGGTAACCGACATCTGGAGCGCGTGTTCCATCGTGTAGTAGCTGTCAGACGACAGCGCCATACCGGGGATCTCGTGCGCCTGGGTACCAGGAGCCCGGTAGTCGTTCTCTGGGGTGTACGGCGTAGACCGGTCGGAGAAGACGTAGTACTTCGCCGACTTGTCGCTGACCTGCACGCTCGGGAACAGAGCCTCGCCAACGAAACCGGCCTGGGGCCAGCCGACGGAGATCTGCGAGAGAACCGGGTCAACGATCCGCGTACCGACCTGGAAGGAGTTCCACATAGCCATTTGTCACTCCTCCTTTACGGGAGCACGACGGCGCCAGCGATGAGCATGACGTCGATCTCGTCGTTCAGGGCCGCCGCCGCCGTCATGGCGATTCCGACCGGGAACTGGGTGGACACTGCGGTCTGAGCCTTGCCGTTCGCGGCCGGAGCCACCTTGGCTCCCTTGGCGATGGCCGCGTTGGCGACCACGCGCGAGATCGAGCCGGGTAGCCAGAGGGGCACGAGCAACTTGTTGGTCGCGCCGTCGGTGCCTCGGATCGACTCCTGGAGCACGCCAATGGCGACATCGGTGATAGCCGTGATAGCGGTTGCCGACCAGGCCACCGTGCCGGCCTTCACGAACAGGGCGCGCTGGACGTCAGCCGAACCCTGCCACAGGAAGCCCTTACCGAGCTGGTAGTCAGCCATCAGCTACCCACCACCTTGAACGCCGTAGTCGCGTCCCGGTACGCCTCGAAAAGCTGCGGGTCGCGCTGGGTGGCCTGCGAGAGAGCCTGCCGGTAGGGCAGCTTGTCCTCGCGCTCGATCGAGCTGATCAGGTCGGTGAACTTCTTCACCGGGTCGCCAGCGTCGGTACGCCCGGCCGGGTTGGTCTGGCCAACCTCGCCCAACTTGACGGTACCGGTGCCTTCGGCAAACTGGCGCAGGATAGCGACCAGCTCACCACGCTCCTTGACCGGCAACTTCGCCATCAGGGGCTCGGCCAGGGACTTGACGGCCGGCGTGATTACGGTAGTGCAATCCGCATCGATCTCATGGAGGGCCGTACGGACCTCCTGGAGCCGCATGACGGTCTCCATCTCGGCAAGGCGCTTCGCGCTCGACTCCTGGTCTGCCAGGAGCTTGGCGATGCGGGGGTCCGCGTCAGCAAGCGCCTTCAGGTCGGAGACCGGGGGCTCGATAACCGGCTGAGGAGCCGGCTCGGTGAGCTTGGTGACGACGCCCGCGAGGACGTCCTCTTCGCTCGTGCCCTCGGAGAGCTTGAGCGCCGTCCGGATGGCTGCGAGGACCATGGGGTCCATCCTGCCTCCTTCTGTTGCTCCCCCGTCGCCGGTTGACGCGGGGTCAGTCTCGGCGAGCCGCGCCTCTACGGCTTCGCTCTCCGAGAGGTTTACGGGGACCATGCCCTTGATGAACGGCCGGTTGGTCAGGCCGCCACCGAACAGCACGTCCGAGTGGGTCTTGCCTGTCTCCGGGTGAGTCCACTCGTCGGCGAACTCGGCCGAGAAGTACTTGTACTCCTTGGCCCTGATCTTGTTAGCCGCTTCTGGAGTCCACTCGACCTGGTACCAGACACCGTCCGGACGGGCCTCGGTGGCCTGCACCCAGCCGGCGGCGTCGTCACGGCGGCGCTTGTGGTCGTAGTCGATGTCCAGCTGCTTGCCCAGAACCTGGGTGTTCGCGTTGTCTGAGAACCGCTTCGCCCGCTCCGGGTTGACCGCGATCTCACCGAAGATCGGGTGCTGATACGTCCCGGTCTTCAGGGCCATGATCCAGCTGGTATTGGAGTTCTCGTCCAGCGAGATGGAGGTCAACTCGGAACGGAAGGACGCCCGTTTCACTCTGTACCTCCACCTGAACTTGAAGTCATGATGACCGTATTAGACCACGAACGCCAGTACTAGCTGCTCAGAGCTGCTTGATTGTGGTAACCCGGCTCGCGGCCACAGGGGCTACGACCTGGGTACGAGTCCACAGAGCGGCTGCTCCAGCGATCAGCGCGGTAGCGACCGTGACCTTGTCCGGAGAGATGTGCGCGCCGAATCCGATGGCCACAGCGACCACAGCCTGGATGGCGCCGATCAGCGCCGGCACAGCCTTCTCCATCGACACCATGGCCGCCGTGACGAAGCCTAGAACAAGGACCACCGCGCCGTTGAGTAGACCCTGTTGGGTGTCCGTGAGGGGGAAGAAGTACGCACTGATGACTTGGATCACGATGGCGATGAAGGCAGCCCAGGCAACTGGCTCCCGACCAAATAGCAGCTTCATGTGGTTCTCCCTAACTCAGTGGAAAGCAGCTTGATTTGTCGGTCTCGTGCCGCGATGTCCAACTCCAACTGCATGATACGAGTATCAGCTGTTCGACGCTCCCGCACCAGAGCCTGCTTCAATTCCTTGGATTCGGCTTCTACCTCGGATACTCGAACCTGCATTCGGGCCAGTTCATCCCGTAAGGGGGCCAGAAGCGCCACCGCCGTGTCAGAAAGAATGTCGGCAGCTTCGGCTCGTGCCTTTTCCGTACCGGCTGAGATGTTCCGCTTGTCCGATCTTACTTTGAGCAGCTGGTAGAGGCCCCCACCCCCACCAAGCGCGACGATTGCCCCGGTGACCAGGGATACCCAGTTAGACATCCCCGCTCCTACCACAGCCAACGCCGGAGCTGCCGCAAGAGCAAGTATCACTCCTTCGATCCCCCCTCCAGTTCCGCCTCGGTTAACACCGCCTCGCGGGCTAGAGTCAAGGCGCGAATTTGGACGAGTATGCGTCCTATATCTAGCGCCCGCAAAGCTGACGCCAGACCGAACCCCACGACGAACGAGCTTGCCGGTATAGCACGCCCTCCACCTACTGCCAGCAAAGCTATCGAGTAGATCAGACCGGCTGCGCAGAGGAAGATCATGCCGGCGCGCTCGATCAACAGCCCGGTCACAGCTGTCCTCCAGAAGATGCCCAATAAGCACGCCACGCTGCCCATTACTAGTAATACGTACCAGGTAACAACCAGGTAGTCGGGCAGAGCCCGTTCCAACGACCCTGGAGAGGGCACCAGGACGCGTGAGAGTCCGACGACGCTGGCAGCTATCAGCATCATCACCTCGAACGGATGCCGACGCCCCAGATCCCGGGAGTACGTTCCGTGCGCTACGCGTCCTGGCACCAGGCATCTCCTTAGAACCCCTTGACGGTAGTTTCCTGCTGGACGATCTCGGTGCCGAACAGAGCCAGCTCCTCCTGGGTGCTCACAGTTTTGACCGGGTAGCCAGCAGCCTTGGCAGCCTTGAACTGGGCTGGGGTCAGGTGGTAGAGCTTGTCGCCCTCGGCCTTCCAGACGTCGTCGCGTGAGCTGATCTTGACCAGAACCATGTCGTCCTCTTTCAGTACCCCGGTGTAAACCGGCGGAGTTGTAGTAGGGGGCTTGTGCAGCCCAGGCCAGCCGAACATGTCGTAGAACAGGTTCGAGGTGAAGTTGGTATGGCTCCCCAGCGTTTCCAGGTGCAGGTGGTAATCACCAGAGTCCTGCTGATACGTACCGTCCCAGTCGTACTGGTGGCCGTTGGTGTTGATGAAGTCGATCCAGCTGGTGTCGTAGCTGGGAGTCTTCATCAGCTTTAGGATGTCCTTCTCCACCATCGAGTACGGCTCTTTCATGACGTCGATGGCGGTCACCATGCCAAACGGCGCCCCAGGCTTCCAGGGCGTATGTCCTCCACCCGGGACGTCGTCCAGGTGGTCGGAGTTGCCGATCGAGTACCAGGTAACCCCCAGTGCGTCGAGCTGGTGCCCTAGCACCACCAGTCCTGGAGCCAGCACCCAGTTCACCCACTGGCCGTTACTGGGCCTGGTCACTGTTCCCTTGTACGCTCCCATTAGTTCCCCCCACTCTTGTCAATACCGGCGTGTTTCTGTGGCAGGCCGACCTTGGGAGCAGCCTGCCTGGGCATTCCCGCCTTCTGGCCGCGCTGCTGTGTGGTAGTAGCCGTCCCTGGGGTGTTGACCCCCGGAGGTGCCTTGTCTCCGCCGGCAGGAGTCATCGGGTTGCCATTGGAGTCCACAGGGACGGGATTGCCGTTGGCGTCCACCGGATTGCCGTTGGAATCGGTACCCCACTGCCCGATGGGCAACTTAGGGTTGACCGCCTGGCGCGAAGTGGTCGGGTCCATCAACGGGAGGTCCAGCTCGGTGCGCAGTTGCGCTTCCAGGACGTCGTCGGGCGTAATCAGGTCCGCACCCACCAGGTTCCGGATGGCGAACGACCTGGTCCGCATGTCCTCGAACTCCCCGATCCAACGAGCCTGAATCCTGGGGTAGGTGCCCGGCTTGGTGGTAGCCCAGTTGAAGTCAACCAGCTCGCGCACGACCCACTTGTTCAAGGTGTCAGCGATCCGGTCCGCGATGTGTCGGACGGACTTGGTGAAGATGTCGTAGTCGTTGTCTGAGTCGCCCATCCACAGCACGTTGGCGTGGATCTGCTTGGTGTGCCAGTCCATCGACGCCTGGGGGTCTACCGGCTGGCCGTCTAGCTTGGCCCACTCCAGCTTCCAGTTCGGGTCCGGAAGCACCACGTGCGCCCGCTCGTTGGCCCGCAGGTTCCGCCCGATCTCCTCGGCCAGGTCCAGGTCGGCGTTGGTAGCGCCCGGCGGAAGCGTGATGACCGGAATACCGAGGGAGTGCCGCTCCTTCTGGATAGCGTCAATCCGCATTAACGCGGTCTGGATCATCCAGTGCCCGTAGGCAGACCGCAGGACCGAGGTCCCCTGGATGTCGCCGGCCTCGCCTTCGAGCGTGAAGACAACCAGCTGCTTCATGTCAACGTCGATGATCTTGTTGCCGGCACCCTTGAGCGGGTACGCGTTACCGTCGATCCGGGTCACGTAGGCACCCGACGGGTAGAACCACACCTTGGCCGGCGAACCGAACTGGTCATATTCGACGTGCTCGACGTCCAGCGGATGCCGTGCCGCCAGCTTGGCCAGCGTGACTCGCTGGCCGCCACCGGTACCGGTCTCCCGGATGTAGACCTTGGTCAGGATCGACCACCCGTACTCCAGGAACGTCAGGATATCCCCGAGCACCTGAGACCAGGTCACGTCCAGGTTGTCGAACAGCACCTCCCGGACCAGGTCGGCCTGCTTCTTGGAGATCGGGGTGTCCGACCCCGGAATCACGTCCCAACGAGCTGATTCGATCGGTGTCTTGACCCGCCGGAGAGAGGACCGTACAGCGGCGGACTCGCGCTTCATCTGCCGGTACTTGGCCAGACCCTTCTGGCCCGCCAGCGCGGTGTTGGGGTCCTGGCGCAGCGTGCTGGTGAACGGAGAGGGAGAAGCTGAGCCGGCCTCGGTAAAGCTACTGGCATCGGCCTTAGTAGCCGTGCGCGGCTTGGTTCCGGTAGCCAACTCGATGGTGGAACCGTCAGACGCCCGCACGAGGAAGGGAACCCCGTCAGCGGTGTCTCCTCCGCCCACGATCATGCGGGGGTCCAGCTTTCCCGGATTCCGAATT